GATCGGGAATCTGAATATGGCTGATTGGGGTCATGCGGCCTTGTTCGGCAAATAGAGTTACCAGACCAGCCGTTGCGTCAAGCTCGTATAGAGGTACGCTTTGTACGTCGACCCTCCGATCCGTTCGAAGCGTAAACTGCGACTGGATGGTTGCCGCGGTCATCTGGGTGTCTTCATCCCGGATCATACTCCCTTTGCCGGATAGCAGCCATTCGGCTGATATATTCGCATTTGCGCATACTTTTTCGAGAACATCATACGATGGTTTGCCCTGTCGAGTCCCCACGACATTCTCTATGACGGTCGGAGATATGCCTACCTGTTGTGCAAAAGCACGCTTATTACCTGCGTACAAGCGATTTATGATTTCTACAAATCGACCGTTAATGCCAGTATTCTTTTCCATGTTCGCAAAAGCGTAAAAATGTTCGCAAAATATTTTGATTATTCGCATTTGCGAATTATATTTGCATTGTCTTAACAGGTTAAGACGTGGTAAAGATAGTGAAAATTACAAGAATAACGAAAATGGGAACTGATATTAAGAAATGGCACACGCAAAGTAGCAAGAATCGGGTTTGTTTCTATCTGATCATTCGCGGAATCCCCTTCAACTATACCCCTGAACAGGGAATCGTTTTCGAGGCCACGAAAGCCTTTGTAGACCAGATGGCGAATACCTTGGTAACAGCCTACGGATGTTCCCTCAAACCGATCATTAACGAACTCAAATAAAGCAATGACAAAGCAGGAATTTGAAGCCCGGACGGGCTTGAAAGTGAACTCCGAGGATTATGCCCGGATCGAAGAGATGTATATGGCTGCCGGCAATATGGATAAGGACTTGTTCTGCGCCGAATACAAGAAGGTGGGGGCCAGCGTTCTGGTTGCCGAACTTTTCCGGCAGGTGCTTGTTCTGAAGGGGCAACTCGAAGAGCGTAACAACGAGCTGGACGATGCGATTCAGCGGCGAGCCGATGTCGCGGAGTTCCTTGTCGGGAAGTCTGCAGTGCACAAGGATGACGACGGCGAGGACTTCTATCGGGTCGCGCTCCGAATTGCCGGCCGGAATAGTTGCGTGCGCACTAAACTCGAATATGAATACCCCTTGAATGGAGAGGATATCGCCTTCCTCAAATCCCTGTTGTAACCCAAGTTTCACATCAAACATCATCAGCAATGAAATACATCAAAATTCAGCCGGCAACGAGATCGCGCATCTGTCGCATGTTGGGAATCAGCCGAGTAACATTGTGGTCCGCTTTGACCTATCAGACGCAGAGTGCGCTGGCTGAACGGATAAGGCGGATTGCCATGCACGAAGGCGGCCGCGTGGTGTGTGAGGTCGATGTGACCAATGGTTTTGTCCCCAATTGTGAGACCACCTTCTCTCACAGCGACTCGGCGGACGGGCACGTTCGCCAGATCACACAGACGTTCGCCAACGGCGTGGAGGTCGTCCTGATGGGCGAAGAGGCCACGGCCGAGATAACCCGGAACGGCGAGCCGGTGAGGTCCTATGCGAACGTCACGCTCGGCGACTGGATGCAGATTGCCTACGAGGCGCAGAGCCTTTCGGATTCGCTCAACCCTCAACTTCGATAAGAGTATGAATAACACACGGCGAAAGGTTCTCGACGAGCTCGTTGAACACCTCGAAGAGATCAAGGCTCGATTGGAAGAGGTCCGTCAGGACGAAGAGGAGAGCTACGATAATCTCCCGGAGTCATTCCAAGAGGGATCTCGAGGAGAACGAATGCAGGAGGTGATCTCGCAGATGGAGGATGCATTCGGGGCGATTGAGGAGGCGATCGACGCGCTGACAGAAGCCCGGGAGTAATGGCTGGCCCCAATAGCTCAAATGGTAGAGCAGCGATGCGCATGGTCAAGACAGCAGGTTGCCGGTTCGAGTCCGGTTTGGGGCGCAAATGAAGCAAACAACATGGAGTGGTTCGGAAACATAATAGCTGTAACGAAGCATGATCTGACAAGGTCGGATGATGGCGAAGGCGTGATGAGCGCTGATTGTTACAAGAAGCTCGTGGCCCGGGGACAACTCACGATGCTCCGGCCGGGCAAAGGGCTCGGATCGTATGCGTTGATTGAGTACGCTTCGATACCGAGCCGGTTCCGGAGCCGGTTTGAAGTCAAATACGGAGATCCAGAGACGATGATGAAGCATGATGAGATTACGCTGGCGGCCGATCCCGAGGCGCAACGGTTCTTCCACGATCACCTGCTGCCCAACGGAGAGCATCTGCCCGAGACGAAACAGAACGAGTACACGTTGAACGCCCGGGTACTGAATGCCCTGCGTGAGATGTTCAACACCCAACGAGCGATGCGTCGCGCGTGTAACAACAACACCCCGGTGATCTGGACGAATATCTTTGCCGCCGCCGAGCAGCTCCGCGCAGCCTACGGGCACACGCTGCCCAAGAGCGAGGCTCGTCTGCGCGACAAGATGCGGCAATACGCCAAGGAGGGCTACGCCTGCCTCGTGTCGGGGAAGTTCTGCAACAGCAATACGCTCAAGATTACGAAGGCGGCCGGGCGTCAGATCATCGCGTTACGCCGATGCCGCGTGCCGGTATACACGACGCAGCAGCTCTTCGACGAGTTCAACCGGATCGCCGCCCAGCGGGGCTGGAAGCCTCTCGAATCGAAAGCATCGCTCGTCCAGTACCTCGAACGGCCGGAGGTCAAACCCCAATGGTATGATGCGGTCTACGGTGAACTGGCGGCCAAGCAGCTCTTCTCGCGTCGCAATAAGACTGCGATGCCAACCCTGCGCGATTCGCTGTGGTACGGTGATGGTACCAAACTCAACCTATACTACAAGGCGGTCGAGAACGGCCGATGGGTAGTGCGCACGGCATCGGTCTATGAGGTGATCGACGCTTACAGCGAAACATTGCTCGGCTACGCTGTGAGCGACACGGAGAACTTCGACGTGCAGTTCCGCGCCTTCCGGATGGCGATCGAGACCTCCGGTCACAAGCCTTACGAGATTGTCACCGACAACCAAGGCGGCCAACGCAGCAAGATTGCGCAGCGCTTTTTCGCCAACATCTGCCGGGTAAATCGCCCGACAGCTCCCTACAACGCCCCGTCGAAGAGTATCGAATCCGTTTTCGGCCGCTTCCAGCGGCAGGTGCTGCATCAGGACTGGCGGTTCACGGGAGGCAACATCTCCTCGAAGGAGTCGTGGAAGATCAACCGCGAGTTCCTCGAAGCAAACAAGGAGCAACTCTACACCTACGAGGAGATGCTTGACGCCTATGCCGCCGCCCGAGGTCAGTGGAACTCCATGCCGCACTATGAGACCGGAGTCGCTCATGAGGAGATGTACCGCACATCGGTCAATCCGGAGACGGATCCCGTGACAGAGCTGGATATGATCGACCTGTTCTGGCTGACGACCGAGCGCCCGAGCCTCTTCTCGGCTGATGGCATCACCATCCAGTACCGCAACCGAAAATATACCTACGAGGTGCTCGACGCCTCCGGTCGGCCCGACATGGAGTGGCGGCGGGAGAACACCGGCCGGTCGTTCTTCGTGCGTTTCGATCCCGATCGCATGGATCGGGCACTGCTCTACGAGGAGACCCCGATGGGACTGCGCTTCGAGACCGTGGCCTATCCGTATCTCACGGTGCGCCGCAACATTCAGGAACAGCGGCCGGGTGACATGGAGCTGCTCCGTTGGAACGACGCTCAGATCAAGGAGCAGCGCGTTCGTCGCCAGATCGAGAACCACGCGCTCGAACTCGAACATGGAGTCGCCCCGGAACAGCACGGGCTCCGCACCCCGGCCATCAAGGGGATCAGCGAGCGGGAGTTCGAGCGACTGGCCGATACGGTCATGGTAGTGCCGACGACGCCGGCCTCCGAGCCGATTGCGGTTGGCGAATATACCAAAGCTGTAAGCAATACGGACTACGATCCGACCTCCATTTTCAACAGAATGTAACTTTCAATCACAGCCAATATGAAACAGTTATCACTTGAAGAGAAGAAGAGCATTCAGGCTCAACTGCAGGCGTATGTCGCCAAGTATCCCAGCCAGGCGAAGGCCGTCAACTCACTGACGGGGGTCAGTGTTGGAACTATCAGCGTAATTCTGAACGGTAAGTTCGACGGTGTCAGCGACGAGATGTTCGCACGCATCCGCGCCCAGGTGGCGCCGGTCGGTGCCAGTGACTGGAACTTGTGCGAGACGACGGCGTTCCGGGAGCTGAGCGCCATCTTCGAGGACGCGCAGCAGAACAAGAATGTCGCATGGATCGTCGGCAGTGCCGGAATCGGAAAGTCTACGGCTGCCCGGGCCTATGCCGCCAGCCACGAAAACGTCTTCCATATCTGCTGCTCGGAGGATATGCAGCGCGGAGATTTCATCCGGGAGCTGGCCCAGAAAATCGGCATCAAGAGCAACAAGGAGAGCCTGCGGGAGCGCTTGCAGATCGTTACCGACCAGTTGAAGACGCTCGACAATCCGCTGCTGATCTTCGACGAGGGGGACAAGCTCATGGACTGCGTCTTCTACTACTTCATCTCGATCTACAACGTCCTCGAAGGCCATTGCGGCATCGTGTTCCTGTCGACGGAGTTCATCAAGCGACGCATGGAGAACGGCCTCGCCTACAACAAGAAGGGGTATGACGAGATCTTCTCGCGTGTTTGCCGCCGCTTCATCGACCTCACGCCGGTGACGGCTCACGAGGTGGATGCTCTCTGCCGGGCCAACGGGCTCGACGACGATCGAAAGATCGCCGAGGTGGTCAAGGACGCATCGACCTGCCGGTTCGACCTGCGGCGTGTCCGCAAGGCTGTTCACAAGACCCGTCGCATCGCCGAAATCAGAGGTTAAACACCATTCAAACGCTGTTCAAATGGGCCGCACACTATCCGCGAAACAAGTCCTGACGATCAAGTACCGCACGATCGCGCCCGGAGGTATCTGGGCCGATTGTGTCGGCACGATCGGCCGATCCGGCGTGATCTTCTTCTGGGGCAACAGCGGTAACGGAAAGACCTCGGCCGTGATCTCGTTCTGCCGTGAGTTGTGCCGGCTGGGTCTGCGCGGTATCTATCTGTCGAAAGAGGAGGGTGTCGATCTGACCATGCAGGAGACGCTTCGCCGATTCAATATGGCCGAGTGTGGCAGGCGGGTCCAAATCGACGGCCGCATGACCATCGAGGAACTCGACGAACGGCTTTCGAAGCCTCGTTCGGCCGACTTTGCGGTCGTTGACTCGTTCCAGTACATGCAGATGAGTTACAAAGAGTATATCGCCTTCAAGGAGCGGCATCGCAACAAACTGTTGATCTTTGTCAGTCACGCCGACGGGAAGCGCCCGGACGGGCGATCGGCCACCAAGGTGATGTACGATGCCGCGTTGAAGATCTGGGTTGAGGGATATAAGGCATTCAGCAAAGGCCGCTTCATCGGACCGACGGGCGAATGCACGATCTACGAGGAGGGCGCCCGTCGCTATTGGGGGGGGGTAAACCAGTAAAACAAAATGATATTATGGACCTGAATTCACAAAACAAGGTAATGCGGGCCGGTTTCATGATCATTCGCAAGGATGATCAGCCGCAGCCGCGAATCAAGTACAAACAGTTCGGATTCCCCGATTGGCGGACGTTCGAGAAGTTCTCGACCAAGGCCGAGCGGGACCGGCGATTCAAAGAGCTGACGAAAGACAGTACCATCATTGAGGATTAAGACATGAAGACAATGAAGATTTACATCAGTGGCAAGATCTCCGGGCTGCCCATCAGCGAGGTGGTCGCCAAGTTCCGGGAGGCCGAGCGGAAGATCCGCAAGTTCGGTCAGGACCCGATCAATCCTCTGAACAACGGCCTTCCTATTGAGACGGAGTGGGCTGACCAGATGGGTAAGGACATCGCGCTGCTGCTGCGAGCCGATGCAATCTACATGCTGCCGGACTGGCAGCACAGCGATGGTGCAACCATCGAGTATCTGATCGCCCGGCAGAGGCGAATGCGAATTTTTCTGGCCGAAACCTTCGACGCACATATTGCGATCGAGATGAACAAGATTCTGACCCATGAAACGAAAGCGTAACTATTCGCGGCTGTATGCCATTGCCAAGGCAAAAGGCATTGACCTCGACGAACACAAAGAGGTGCTGGTGTCGCAGTTTACCGGAGGCCGGACGACCTCCCTCCGGGATATGACCCCAACCGAATACGAAGAGATGTGCGAATGCCTCCAGACGGGCAAGCAGGTCGGAGAGAGCACGGCGGAGCACAAGGAACGACTGCGCAGGGCGCGATCGGCGGTGTTGAACCGCCTGCAAGGCCTCGGGGTGGATACGGCCGACCGGACATTCGCAGCCGTAAACCGGTTCTGCATGAACTCCCGCATCATTGGCAAGCCTTTCGGGCTACTCTCCGTTGAGGAGCTGCAGGCGCTGATCCCGAAGCTGGAGGCGATCTTGCGGAAACCTCGGACCGTAAAGCCCCAGCGCATCATCCACATTCCGTTGTTCATTCGACCTGATCAATTGCCGAGCTGATGGAAAAGCCTACGATTACGATCGATCCGGAAGGGCCGGGCGGAAACGTCTTCGCGGTGATGGCCGAGGCAAGATCCGCGATCATTGCGGCGGCCCGGAAAGCCTGTTTCATGAAGGCCAGAGAGGACAGAGAACAGGACATCGCGGCTGCAGAGGCAGAAGCGGGGACAATGATGCGGGAGGTAATGTTGGCCCATTCATACGATGAGGCACTCTCCGTCATTCGGAGATATGTAACCATTCAAGAGAAAGGAGGCGGCCTATGAGGTAGTTTCAGTTCGGGCAGCGACAGGCATAAGACAACTATGGGAAAAGTTGGCTGTTTGAAAAGCAAAATCAAATCAGAGGTTCGAGTCCTCGGCTGCCCGCAACCCCCTTTTTAGCGATGAACCGAGTACAAGTAGGGCGACGATGGCGCAGGGTTTTATCCGCCGAAACAGGTCGGCGGCGGCAAAGCGGGACAGGACGCTTGACTCCATCGGACAGATGACGCGAAAGGCTCTGACAGCCGGGAAAGACCGGCAAACGGGTCGGCAGGGCCTTCGGTTCCACTGAAGGCATAGCACGATGGCCAAAGCAATGCGGCTGTTATCCCGGTTCGAGTCCGGGCGATCCGCAAACCTTTCAAGGATAACAGATATGAAGTGGATAAAAGAACCGGTCCCGTTTACCGGGTATTACGATCAGATGCTCGCTCTCGACAAAAGGGAGGCAGCATTGCTGGCGAAGATCCTTCAAAAGCCGTTGAAGGAGCTCCGAAAACGTCTTGAACGACTGGATGACATTCATGAGTCCGGAGAAGCCACCGAGCGGCAGGAGAACCGCCGCTGTGAAACAGAGGAGAAAGTGTCGCTACTTGAGTATTTCATTGCAATCTCACCTAAAAAATAACCTATGAAACGGATATTATTGGGCATCGCCGCGCTGCTTGTGACGGGATGCTGCTCATGTCGAAAGACGATTGTATTTGTGGAAGTCCCCTATACGAGCTGCAGCTATTTGTCGATTGGCCGGGAAGTGCGCCCATCAGCGCCGCGGTTCATCCCCCGCAATCGTAGGGATTCGCTTCTGATGGAGGTGATGGAGGCAAGTATGAAAGCCAAAAGAGAGACTGATGAGGCGACAAGGCATCTCAACCCGTTGTATCGATAACCACGAAACGATCATGGCAATGAACGACAAAGAACGGGCAACTCCGGCCCTTTTTATCAACGGCCGACCAGTCGGAGATGTGCAAACGATGGATTTTACTGGTGATGACAGCGAGGCTACGGCATTTTCGCCTCTCCTTACGATGGCGGACGAATTTGCAGTGATGGGGCAGTCGGTCTTTAAGTTTTCTGGAGCGATAGTGAATGTGCAGCCAGTCTTCGTGCGAATACTGAAGTGGCTCCACCCATTGGGCCATCGACGGATACGTCGGCGCCGAACGATGCCGATAAAACGCGGCGCAAGTAATCGCCGCAAACAGCGGCTGACAAGGCTCCAGCGACGTAGAAAACGGCAAACAAACATATGAAATTATGGCACAATTAAATGATTTTAATACAGGCTGGTGGAACTGCCTGTTTTCATTCGCCGCAGAACTGTTGCGCTGCGACCGATATGATGCGATTCGAATTGTTAAAACAGTATTAGTGGAGGCTGGAGTTACTGACGATGAATTGGTTGGCATCCTTGCTATGTCGGACAGAATGGGAATGCCGGAACCAGTTTATGACTGCTTAGACAAAATATATTTAGACAAGCCTTAACCCATCAGACTATGGGTGTCACGAAAACAACAGCAGAGGAATACGCCTATTTGAAGGTGCAGATTAAGGCCATAACACTTGCATCGTTATTGCCTTCCACAGATGAGCAGATGGCGGCCTATGAGGCCACCGTGAAGCTCCGGGAGCTGCCCGAAAAGTTCCGCACGCCGGAGTTCGTCTTCAAGGCTGTGCGAGAAAAGAAAAACCAACAATCAACTATGGATATCACGAAAATGACAGCAGCAGAACGCGCCGAGTTGAAGGCGCAGCTTGAGGCCGAAGAGCGTGCCGAGAAACAGAAACGCGAAGACGATGTCGCCGCATACAAGTCCGCCGTGGACGAGTTCTGCCGGTTGAAGTTCTCCCGACTCAAGGCCATGAGTGAAGAGATGCGACGTCTCAAGGACGAGGTGTTCGCCGAGGCCGATACGTTGATCAAGCTCAAGGAGGAGCTGTTCAAGACGAAATCCGACCGCCACAGCGACCAGTTCACCACCTCGGACGGTCGCATCACGCTGGCGCTGGGCAACCGCACGAACGACGGGTGGGACGATACGGTCGAGGTCGGTGTTGCCAAGGTTAAGGAGTTCGTCAAATCGCTGGCCAAGGATGCCGACTCGGCAGCGCTGGCTGAAATGGTTATGAACTTGCTGACCAAGGATCGCAAGGGTAATTTGAAAGCGAGCCGGGTGCTGCAGCTTCGGGAGATCGCTCGAAAGTCCGGGTACTCCGCATTTATTGAGGCAACCGACATTATCCAGAGTGCGTACCGCCCCGAGGAAACCTGCCAGTTCATCTCGGCATCCTACAAGGATGACAAAGGCGTCAAGCACACGCTGCCGCTCTCGATGGCAGCCATGGACTGACCCCTCCCCAGAGACAAGAAACCCCGCATCTTCCGGTGCGGGGTTTTGTTTTATCGAATCCGATGCAGAGACAGGTCTCGATCGAATAGCTGAATGTAGAGCACGTCGTCTTCGATATGGCCGGTTGCAGTGTTCGCCCCTGTGTTGATCGATACCTCCTTCCCGTCGATCGAGTATCTGTACTCTTGTTTCACCGCGCCGAATCCCTCGTATTTCCACTCGACCGTGCATTTGTGATCGGCCGCGAAATAGATCGTATCGGTTCGACCTTCATCGACCTGGCTCCATACAGTGCCGACCAGTTCGTCGGATGTCGGAGCCTCATCTTCCGAGCAGGATGTTGTCAGCAGATAACAGGATAGGAATAGGAGAAAGGCCAAGTATTTCATGAGGTGTTATTTTTTTCTGCAAATATAGGGAAAAGTGTTATTTTTGTGGTGATAAAATATCTGAAGCATGGGAAAATTCTACCTCATACTGAAGCTCGACGAAGCCAAACAAGCGTGGTATCTTGCGACGCCGTTTATGTTCGAAACATACGACGAGGCGAGAGTATTTTTGCCGAATCCTTACGAGGAATATAGTGACGACGGGTCGTATCAAATTGTGGAGGTTGAACAATACCGAGTGATGTCAAGATTTAGGCTCAAATCGGAAAAAAAATAACAACCAGATGAGTTGATGGGGAGGGACGTTCAGTTCCTCCCCGTTTTTTGCTTAATCCGTTAAGCGTTTGAAGGAGGCGACGATTTTCTCTTTATTTTTGTTGAATCCAAATCAAACCATGAAAAGAGGAAGGAACAAAATGCTTGTTGCCAGCCGCAACGAGGCGCTCTGTCGCAGGTGGTACTACTGGACAGAACAGCAGCGTCTGCGGTTCGATGATGCATTGAAGATTCTGTCCGAGCAGGAGTTCTTCCTCTCCGAACAACGGATTCTTGCCATCATCCGCCAGTACAGCCGCGAGAACCCCGACAGTGGCATCAAACCGAAGCCGAAAGTCAAAGTCCCGCGGCTGACTGCAGCGCAACTGCGTCTCTTTACTGGCGAGAATTAGCGGCCACCCATTTCGAGCCATACGAGAAAGAGGTCTCATATACCTTCAGGCCGCCTCCGAGCGAATACTCTCTCGATCTGACCCGGGAGATCGCAGATGAAGCCGACTCGATTTTGAGCCCTTGAATGGCGTTAAACACCTTTTCATTCAAGGCGTCCCGCTCAAGGATCCTGTCTTCCGTCGTGGATCCGATGTGCGTGTCGTCGTAGCAATCGATTGCCAGCTTGATGGTGAATGACACATCCCCGCGCTGCAGAACAGGTCGGCCCGCATTCAATGTCTGCCACTCTGTGGCGTCGGCGTTGATGAGGACAGCCGGGAAGACGACCGGATACTGGTCTTCCTCGATTTCGAGTTGGCCGCAGTCTTCATCGATGGTTGCGATTTCGGGAACTTCCTCCCGGATGCGCTTCATGAGCGCGAGTTTCATGTTTTCCATTGCAAATTGAGTTTATAAGTTGAGTATACGTTTGGCCCGCTTCTCCATTTCGGCCTGTATAGAATTGACGAGCTCCTCGCTTCGGCCGAGGAATTGTCGTTGAGGAATAGAGATCTTCAGCTTCTTTTTCTTCGTCAGAGCAAGCGCACGCCACTTCGCAGCTTCCGGAGAAACCTCGATAGGCCCCTTTTTGGCTGTTTTCCGGCCTTTTCTGTTCCTTCTCGACTGTCCGCTCGACTTGTAGAACATCGCCCAGGCAAAGCGCCTCATTTGGGGCGTTACTTTGGGTTCGACGACTCCGCCCCAGTTATGGATAGGGGCATAGGGGACTTCGTTCGCCACACGCACCCGATAGTCGGATGGCGTGTACTTGATCGAGCTGAACAGGTGGTTCCGGCTGGAGAGGAGTGTGCCGTAGTTGCTGGCGGCGTCGGATCTGCCGGATGACAATCGCTTTGCCTTCGGCCACGGGTGCAACCCGTTGTTGACAAACCCGCCTTTCCGGAAGTTGTCCTGAAAGTGGTCCTTGGCCATCCGTCCGGCGACGACAGGCATTTCCCGACGCATCATGTCGTCCAGCTCTTTCCGCTTCCGCTGGATCAGTTTTGCAAAATCTTGTATGTCCATAGCCAATAACCGAAAATATTTTGTAATTTTGTATCGAATATCAATCTATCAGACGAATGAACGTCCCTGAACAGATCAGAACAGCAGCCCGTGGGCTTATTGAGCAATACGGCGAGTCCTTCGATTACCTCGGTAGCGTCGAAGGTCAGGAGGCCTATTTGTTCAAGTTCCCGAAGGATTCCTGTACGGGCTTCCCGTTCTTGTTCCTGTACGATGGGAGCAAAGCCACCGAAGTAACCGGTCCCTCCGTCTTTGACTTCATCAGCCTATACGTCAAAGATCTCGATGAACTTGAGGTTGAATAGCTTGTTGTCTACCCTCATTATTCCTCGGCAGTTATGGGAGGTTGAGGCTCCTCTTTCACACAGATATTTGACATCCTTCCACTCCATGCCGGATCCTTCCGAGTTGTCGGACTGCGGTTCGATATACCGCAATTCGCCGTCGGCGAAGCGCTGAAGAATGGTTGCGTGTCCCGAACCGCCTTTCCAGCCAATGCACAACTCATAGACCCCTTCCTCTTTGCATACCTCGTTGAAATACTCCATGTATCGCTTGGGGGTCATCTTCTGATAACCCTTCGCGTCGAGCCAGCCGTTTATGCTGACATGTTGTGCCGGAGTGCCGTCAGCATTCATCCAGACTTCGAAGGCGTTGCCTCGGCTTAAATATTCGAGCTTCGATCCCGGCGTGTTCCCCTTTGCCGTTACATCGAATCCGCGTAGCCGCAGCGCGTAGGCCGGGGCGCATGTTTGGCAGTTTATGCTGAACGGCATGTCCCTTGCCCGGTCGTAGTTCTTGTTCTTGCTGTACCGATTTCCCCGTCCATCCCGGTAGATTCCGGTCGGATCCAACACGAGCTCGTTAACGTGCTGCGGATTGGCGTTCTGCTTGTCCGCTTCCTCTACGCTCATCGGCTTCGCCTTTGCAATGTTGAGGGCTTTCTCGATTTCGAGATTGTTCCGGGCTATGGCCATCTTCTCCTCATAGGAAAGGTTGTCCGACATCTCGGCGATCATCTCGTCGATACGTGCCATCAGCTTGTCTACGGCCTTCTTCGCTCCCTTGCGAGCTTCGCTTTGATAGGGGTGCTGATCCGAGAACAGCTTGGCGTCCTTGCCCGGGTTGTTTTCGAGGCCCTTCTGCGGTTTGTCAAGCGGCGACGATTCCGGTACCGGAGTCTCGGGCTCGTCTGTCGAGGAGAGGCTGCACTTGCAGTTCCAACGATCTCCGGGCCGATGCTCACTCCAGAAAGCATCGTCGATGGGACGGATCGTTCCCCAGAACCGTTTATGGTCCAACCCCGGATGGATCGAGGTCGACTCCACCCAGCGCAGATTCGGCAGGATGTCCTTCTCCCGTTCGAACTGCCGCCAGTCGGCAGCTTGATGAGCTCGAATGACGGCTGTGTTGTATTCGGTGCGCAGCCAGGTGCCGACCTGATGAGACGCGATCGGCATGACCTCGTTTTTCCACTGTTCGAACGGTTTTAGATTGCCCTTCGAATCCAGTAAAAGCCGGGCCATGTCGTTCTGCATACGATGCACCTTGAAGGCCGAGAATACGGCATTGTTCCGGAGGATCTCGTTCCGGAAGTCCTCGTCGGGGTCTACGACCCGAGATTGTCCGAAGCCTTCTTTGGCCGCGTTGTTGATCTGCGTCCATATCTCGTTGAACAGGCATACCTCAATCTCCGAGATCGGTTGAAACTCCCTGCTGTAGATATTCAGCAAGGCGCGGCGCAGCACGTCGTCGGAGAACTCGAACCCGGCCGAAACGTCGCTGTTCTCAATACCGTACAGGCTGTCAACTACCAGTCTAAATCCGCCCCCGAATCTTCGGGGGCGCGGCCGAAAAAACTGCGCAGCGCATCTCGAATGGATCGGGACTTCTTTTTATCGTCATCCGGATCCTCGTCTTCTCGGCCATTCCCTTTTTTTTGCGAAGGGTCCTGATTGGGAGTCGTTGAGGATATGATCTGACGAGCGGCCCGTTGCTCGGCCTTGAGTTCGTCGTAGTTGTCCGGTTTGGGGATGCCGAATTCGTCGTAGAGAAAATCGTCGCTGATCGGCAAACCGGCCTCCTGCTTCAGCTTGCAGATGATGTCGGCCTGCTGCTTCATGTCCTTCTTTTTGGGAGGAACGAATGCGAACTTTCCGCCGCTTGTGTCAATCCCCATCGAGGCAAACACATCCGTTACCTCATAATTCAGGGTGTTGAGGATTCGGCGTTTGATGAAGAATGCGATGTCGACCTCTCCCTCCTGCTGCACGGTTCCGAGGGCTTGTGTTCCCTTGTCTCCGGCCTCGGTGGTAAGCGTATTGCCGTTGACGGCCTTGCTGATCTCGTTGTTACAGAACGTCGAGAACTTCTCATAGAGATCCCCACTCGATGATACGCTGGATGGCTGGATGAGGTTGATCTTGGTCCCTTCCGGATGGATGATGACGCCGGCTCCGCCCATATTGGCGATATCTTCGACGAGTTTCTCCCGGGCTGCGTTGTCCCAGGCATCATAGGTGCCCTCCCGAATAGGTCGGCCGAAGATCTCGCCCAGTTCAGCCCAGTCCGCTACGTTGTTGCGTTTCAGGATAACCCAGAAAGCCGGTACGGCCAAACTTCCGATCTGACGCGGATTGCCGACGTAGAGAAGGTCGGAGAACTCATCCCAGCTTGTGCCGATGAGATCCGTCTGGTTGCGTAGAATCGTGCGGTTAATCGGGTCGACATGTTTTCGCGGGATCAGCTCGTAGTCGATCCACCCGTTCTTGTCTCGGAAGAACTGGAAGAGCGAGCCTCCGACACCCTCCCATTCGTCGTCGATCAGATCCTCGATGAACCGGCCGAACCACGGAGAGTCGATGTAGTCCTGCATCCGCTCGTCCGGCTCGCCGTTGCGGACGAACTGAATCGGGGCCGATAGAATGGCGGCCTTTTGTTTGCGACGAACGGCGAACAGATGAGTGTCGATCATGACGTCTTTGTAAAGGTCGATCAGTTTCACCCGCCGGGGGAAGTCGATAAGCTCGGCCTTCCGGATTGCTTCCATGTATGCCGATACGTCGAGCCCTCCGCGGCGGGTGGGCTGCAGGACGATCGTCTGCGTCGGCGTTTGCCCAATATTGCCGCCGGCGGTTATCCGTTTGCTCTTTTTGCTGCGCACCATGTTAGAAATAGTTGTTTCGTTTCGGATTGCTGCGAATCTGGAATTGGGAGGCGGCCGAGCGATCCTCTTCCTGCTCGATCTCCGGCAATCCGTCTACGGAGATATCTCCCTCGCGTACACCTTTGAGCCACTCGATGGCCCGTTCGTATCGGTCCACCCGGATCTGTGACATATTCCGAGGATTGTGGATCGAGTGGATGTGGTAGATGGCAATGTCAATCGCCATCATCAGCACGAGCTGATTCCGGTCCTCTCCCTCCGCAGAAAACACCTTGTTGCAGTCGTAGCGAGCCGACAGGTAGCCGCGCATCTCGATGATGGCCCGGTCTTCGCAGATCTCGATGATTTGCTTGTCGGACCGGATCAGGGAGTCGAGGATCTCCTGATGAATGGAGGCGTCGTAGTCCTCCGGGTTGATGAATGCTGCCATTATTGTCTGTATTTATTCCGGCGAGAAACAACCGTGCGCGGGATGGCCGTCATCGGTTGCATTTCGCCTATTTTGTCGTCGATAAATCGGTTGCCGCCCTCGACGCAGTCCACGCCGTCGGCGTGAAATTTTAGGGCCATGGTGAAGAACTTGAACTCCTCGTCGAGCGCCTTCATGTGCGGATCCTCCCGTTCGGCCTCGTTGAGAACCAGCAGCCCCTCCCGATGCAAGGGTTCGAGATTTGCCTCGATGCGAACCGCTTTGTCGGTCTTTTTCTTTTCGTCGGGGATGACCGAGAGGCTGATGCCGATCTCCCGACTCTTGCGGGCGAAAGCGGGCCGAAACACCTGCTGAAAAAACGGGTCCTGCAGGGAGTTGTTCTCCTGCACCAGAAAGATCGGAACCTTTGTCCGCGCTCGGGCATACAGGTAGAGGGTGAAGAAGTGCGAGACAAACTCCTCGGTGGTCATTTTGCCGAGGAACCCCTTGATGACATAGAGAGCGCGGCCGACTTTTCCGAGGAGCCATACGGCCTTCAATGACCCCTTCTTGTTCTTGGCCGAACCCTTTGCCTCCGACTGCGTCGGGTCGGCATAGACACACAGGAACGGGAACTGCCGCCATGGCACCCGGCCCCATTTGCGAGGACCGAAGGTTTTGCCTTCGACGATCGGGTTGTTGAAGTATTCGGCCTGCTGCGCTTTGGTCGAGATCTTCGACAGCGCTCGATCGATGCTCTCCTCGGTGTTCTTTTCCGGCCACGTGCTTCGGCCGCGTTCGTCGCGGATATTCACGATGTCCCAATGGTCGGCCATCGCTCCGGCCCGAACAATGCAGCAGTCTTCGGCAATGATGTTCCCGCACCAGATCACCAACAGCGGCTCGGAGGTTGATCGAGTCGGATACAAGGCGTGTTCCCACCAGTCCCACTTCTTGTCGAGGACGTCGGGATTCATGCACTCTTCGTCGGTGTCGAAATCATCGAGCAGCAGGACGTCCGGGCGCACGGCTTCGTTGCGGGCGCCACGCGGCGCATCGCCGGCGCCGACTCCGATAAACATCGCGCCGCCTCGGGTCTTGAATTCGAGTTCGGACCATTCGCCGGCACTCGCCTGTTCGCCGTAGTATTGAATGATGCGTCGGTTCGACTCGAGGTTCGCCCGGTATGGGGCGAGCAGGCGAGCCGCCGCCTTCTGTGTGGCCGACGCCAGAATCACTGTACTCTTCTTGCCCGTCAGTACCAGACGCAGGACGGCCATCATCACCTTGGTACTCTTGGCCAGCTCACGGCTCCATGACAGCACCTCGTACCATTCCGGGTTGTAGAGCACCCGCTTTCGAGCCTTTGCCTGAAAAGGCGCCGACGGGTATTTCGCATACTTCGGGAAGAAGAACCGTTCCCACTCCTCCTCATTTCCCGGCGCTTCGAGCCAGAGGCGATGCTTCTCGATGTCAGCCGCAGACATCGACTCGTCAATGGGGGTGTCGTTATAGATGGACTCTTTGAGGGCCTCCCATTCCTTCAAAGCCTCCCGGTCGACCTGTTTCATTTGATCAGCGATTTAATAAACTTGTCGAACAGCCCGGTGAAGGTCTTGGTGAGACCCAGATCGACAGGACGCAGCCATGCGATGAAGCGCTGGGCCGTACTCACGATCTCGTGGATCCCGAGCTCGGTTTCGAGCTTGTTGATCGAGTTGGTCAGCTTGGCGATGGTGTCGGCCTCGGCCGGCGTAGCGAAGCGCTTGCCGGGTTCCCGGTCGATGATGTTGTTGTTGATCTCGACGATCTGCCGCTGGAGGTTCTTGATCTGTTCCTCCCGTGTCATGGTGAGCGACGCCTTGTGCTCCTCCCAGTGGTCGGCCTTCGCCCATCGAATAATGGTCTGACGCGACACCCCGCACGCTTCGGCAATTTCCGCCTGCGTGCGGTTTTCGTTGATGTACATGGACATGGCCCATCGGCGCATTTGTTCGGATGTCATCTTTGTCATTGCGGTAGTATTGTTTTCCGCAAAATTGCCCCATAAACGGCTGCTGCGCAAATCGGAAAAACACGATGAAGGCTTATGCGATCGTGTTGATTCTGTAACGTTTCATGATAAAATCCCGATTTGGAGGGCGTGAAAATACGGTCCATTTTTGCGGCAAATCAAGCACGAAATGGAACGCATTTTCAATATCATTCCCGGGCCGCAGGCAGACACCTGTTGCATTCTTCTCTATGGCGAGATCGGAGATTATGCCGACGTGACAGCTTCGGATATCGTCTCGAAGCTCATGGCGGCCGAACAAACCTACCGGAAGATCGATGTAAGGATCAACTCTGTCGGAGGCGAGGTGTTCACCGGGATCGCCATCTTCAATGCCCTCCGCCAATCGAAGGCGGATATCACAATCTATATCGACTGCATCGCAGCCTCTACCGCGTCATTCATTGCCGGCTGCGGCCGCCCGGTGAAGATGGGGCGATTCGCCCAGCTCATGCTGCACCGGCCGACCAGTTATGCCCGCGGTGATGCCAAGAAGCTCGCAGCGAGTGCAGCACAGCTCGAACAGATCGAAAGCATCCTCTGTCAGATCTATGCGGAACGGACCGGCAGAACGGTCGAGGATATTCGGACCACCTACATGGACGGCGCGGATCACTGGCTGACGGCGGATGAGGCGCTGGCACTGGGTTTTGTCGACGAGATATTCGACGACCCGAGTGCGGAGGCGATAACGGATTCGCTGACACCGCAGCAGCGCTGTGACCGTTACACGGCTCGTTACCTGGGCTCTATTGTATCACTTAATACCGAGAAACAAATGTTCGAAAAAATCAAAGGAATGCCGACCTTCTCCGACTGTACGGACGAGGCGGCGGCCGTTGCCCGCATTGCGGACATCGCGGCGAAAGCCAAGGAGCGCGATGCTCTGGCCAAGGAGATCGAGGTCTTGAGGAACAAGGTCTCCGAGTACGAGGAAAAGGAACGTTCGGCGCAGGAGGCTGCCTACGATGCCGAGATCGATGCCGCTCTCAAAGAGGAACGAATTTCCGCCAACGAGGTAGACACCTTCAAGGCGCTGATGCGGAAGGACCCGGAGAACACCCGGGCGCTGCTGTCCTTGCGCAAGCCCAAGCGCCGGGCTACCTCCGTGATCGACACGACCGGCGGCGAACCCAAAACCGACAAGGACTATCTCGCCGAGCGTGAGGCGGAAGTTCGCGCAAAGCTCGAAAAGTAATCAACAATCAAATCATCAACACTATGGCGAATCCCAATATTCAGACTGCCTATCCCGGTGAGGTCCTTGATCAGATTCTGGTCAAGGCCGCAACCGGCAATCAGCTCTTTGAGAAGGGGCTGATCCACTTGGAAACCAATATCGGTGACAAGTTCTACATCCCGCGTATGCAGCTCTCGAAGCTGCTGCAGAAGCGCGTCGAGATGCCGAAGAGCGAGAACTCGAAGGGCGAGTTCAAAATCGACGAGCGTGTGCTGGACCCGAAAGACATCATGGTCTATATCGAGTTCAATCCCCGGTCGTTCGAGAAGTTCTGGCGAAAGTATCAGCCGACCGGCAACCTTGTATTCAGCGAGCTCCCGGCCAATGTGCAGGTGGTTATGCTGAACGAGGTTCTCAAGCAGGTAGGATCGGAGCTCGGATATCACTTCGTACAGGGCGAGTCGGGCGAAGGCGAAGAGCAGTTCTTCGACGGCATTCTGACCCGCATCTTGGCCGACGAGGGTGTCGTGAAGGCAACCTGTGAAAGCACGAGCATGATCGCCCGTCTCCGTTCTGTGTGGGAGAAGACGGCAGAGAAGGTCCGCGATCAGCCGAACTTCACCTTCCTGATGTCGTCGGCCGACTTCGACAAGTACGACAACGAGCTGACCGATCTGCATCACAAAGGCGCGGATCCGACCTCGACGAACATCCCCCGATTCAAGGGCAAGCGAATCGCCGCGCTGAACGACCTGCCGTCGGATGTCATCATCGGAACGCTCTGCTCGCTGGGCACGGATTCGAATCTCTACGCCGGCTGTAATCTCGCGGACGACTACAACTGCCTGCAGGTCGACAAGGTGCAGGCCAACGGCGAGCTCTACTTCATCAAGATGCTGATGAAGGCCGATACGCAGATCGCATGGGGCGAACTGGTCACGCTGTTCGACGGCCGGGCGGTTGAGGACGATCTGGAAGGTTAAACCTCTAAAACATAAATACGATGAAACTGAATCTGAAAGTAGAAAAGAAGTTCAAGGACAAGGAGACGCAGGCGCTTCATCAGGTGGGTGAGGTGTTCTCTCTCAGCGACGAGTCTGCCGAGCGCATCAACGACCTGCTGAAACGCGGTCTTTGCTCCGTAGCATCCGTCGAAATCCCGGCGCCCGAGACCGACAAGCCGGAGAATTCGGGCAATGCCTCCAAAAACGAAGGCGAAGCTCCGAAACTCGTGATGTTCCGTGAGAAGGAGTATCCGCTGGCCGCGGTGCGTGTCGCGCTGGAGTCGATCGGCGCTCCCATTGCGAGCAACGGCGGTGTGCCGAGTGCTACCAAGAAGATCGAATCGCTGACCGATGAGCAGGCGGACGCTCTGGCGGCAGCTCTGTCGAATGTCGAGTAGTATGAAACCGGCAGAGTTCAAACGCAAATACTATCCGGCCATCGAGCGGGTCTGCGCCGAGACGGGGCTGAATCCCCTGTTCGTGGCGGCGCAGGCCGCGCTCGAAAGCGGATGGGGCGATTCGGCAATTGGCAACAACCTCTTCGGGGTCACGGCCGGCGACAAATGGACGGGGAAACGGCAGACGGTTCGCACGTTCGAATACTTTGACGATGCGTATCAGAGCGGCCGATTCGACAAGGTCTATTCGATTACCCGATCCTCGGACGGGCGATACCGGTACGAAGTCGATCGGGAGTTTCGAGACTACGATACGCTGGAGGATGGCATCCGGGACCACGCAAAGGTCCTCTCGGCCAAACGTTATGCCTCGGCGATGGCGTATCGAAACGATGTGACCCGATTCGCCTACGAGATCGCCAAGGCCGGCTACTGCACGGCAGACCCGACAACCTACGCCGACTTGATCTCTGATATCGCTCGGATGATTGAGCGCGTGTAAAGCGACAGAACAATGGAAAGATGGCCTGTAATCAAAGACATCCTGCTCGTCTTCCTCCCGGTGATCAGCTCCGTCGTTACGTGGTTCGTTTCCCGCCGCAAGAGGAATAACGACTTCCTTTCGGAGATGCAGGCTTCCATCAACCTGTTGTCGACCGAGAACAAGGAGATCCTCGGCGAGAATGTCCATCTGCGACGCGAGAACGCCGAGCTGAAGGCCAATCAGCAAGAGATGATCGAGAAACTCAACAAACTGACCCGTGAGGTGGAAAACCTCCGGAGGAATTTTAGCAAGAAAGAGAATGGAAAAGTTAAGAAAGATACCTCTTCTGCTCCTGCTCGTGATGCTTCTGGCATCCTGCGCGACCAGCAGAACGACGTCGACCTTGCAGGAGGCGTCCTCGCGGGAGGCGCACCAATCCGAAAGAGCCGAGGAGGTCGCAGCCGCAACTCTCGACGAGCAGCGGCACAATGTACAGCAGACGCAGACGGGCGTCTTGACGACGAAGCAGTTGTTTGCGGAGCCGATTCCGAGCGAGCAGACCTCGCTGGAGATTCCGACACAGAACCTCCTTAATCTCCCTGAAGGGGCGAAATACGGAACCCACTCCGGCCGGGCATCGGTTGAGGCGGAACGGCGCGGGGATAACATCGTCGTCACGGGTAAATGTGATAGTATAGCCCGCCGATGCGTCTACTTTGAGAGCCAGGTGTTCCGACAACGGGAAGTGATTGATTCGCTGGCCCAGCTCCTCATCGCCGAACGTGCAAGATACAGGCAACTCGATTCTTTGAGCAGCGCACGGTCGGGAACCATGCAGGTGGTCCAGACAACCCGGAAGTCTCCGGCAACATGGCACTGGTGGCTCTTGTTCGGGTTCCTTGCGGGTGGAACCGCAGCGTCGTTGCTGACCAAAACGAACCCGCTGAAAACGATTGTTCAACTCATTAAACAGATCTAATTATGGCAGAAGTCAATCAGCAACCCGACGGCTACCTGTATGGGCTTAAAGCCCTCCTTTTCGACGGTAAGCCCCTCGGCTTGATCGATGAAGAGGGCTTGGACTGGGGCGGAGATGAACCGGAAACGGTGAAAGTATGGTCCGCGCAGAAGCGAGCAGCTCCCGTGAAGGAAATCCCGAGTAGCCCCGGCACGAATGAAATCGCGTTCGATCTCATTCATCTCCAGCCCGACAATCTCGTGCAGGTGGCGGGCGGCACGACGTCCAAGAATGGAAAGAAGTGGAATGCTCCCTCCCGAGTCATCACGTTGGAAGGCTCCGTGCAGATTCAGTCGGCCGATGGTGCAGTAACGGATGTTGTCAAGGCTTCCTTAATTGCTTACCCGCGAGGCAAGTTCAATTATCAGGAGGTTATGAAGATGCATTGCGTGCTGACGTTCCTGACGCCTGACGATGAGGAAACGGCTCCCTATAGCGTCGACTTGGCTCCCGATGAGGAGGAAACTGAACCTGTCGGATGATACCGCGTCGGTTTGATGTAGAGGCAGCGGACGCCCTGCTGGATACGGGTGTTTCGCTGCCTTTTTTCAAAATCTTCGGCCGCGAAGTGCGGCTGACAATGAAGAGACCCTATTTGGGTGGACTGATCCGATACTCCAAGCTATACGGAGAACTCGGCCACACCTTTGATGAGATCGAGGCCTTTTCCAACGATCAGACGCTTCGGTTCATCGCGGAACACGGCTGGCGGCTGTCTCGCATGATTGCTTTGATGATATGCCGAGGTCTGTGGTCCGGGCCGCTGTTTGTCCGGCCGATGTCGTGGTTGGTTCGAATCTGCTTGCCTCCCGAGTATCTGGTGAACGCAAACGCAATATTCGGAAGACTGCTCCAGACGCGCCCTTTTACGAATATTATCAGATCGATCGAGGTGATCAATCCGATGAGATCGAGACTGAGCCTACCCCAAGCAAACGGGGAAAGAAAGAGGAGTTAAAGACCCAATATGAAGGATCTCATAGCCTCTTTGGGGTGGTCTGGCAGATAGCCGCCGCAACAGGATGGAACGTGAAATACATCCTCTGGGGCGTGAATTATCAGGCGTTGCGTATTATGCTGGCAGATGCGCCTCGCTACGTGAAGAAGAAAAAGAAGTCGGAAAAAACCGATCTGGTGGGGTTATTTCAATCAAAAGCTAAAAAATGAGTGAACCTGTTGAAATAGAGTTCCTGCTCAAGAACAGAACAAAGTCGGGCATGGCGGAAGTTGAGTCCGGGCTCGACTCCGTGCAGCAGGATGCATCGAAGACGCAAGCTGTCATTGCGACGTTGCGCGAGGAGATGCAGCGTCTGCAGCAGCAGGTCGCAGCTATGCCGACGCTTGATCAGAGCGACAACATCGCCATGATCGAGGCCCTGCAGGCGAAGATCGAGGAGCTCGAGTCGGACCTTGCCCGAATCTCAACGACCGCCAAGTCGGCTTCCGCGTCGACCAAGAACACGACTCTTGTCCCTAAAGATGCAGCCAAGGCTCAAAGCACCTTCAACGGCCTGAACATGTCGATTCAGCAGATCGCGCGTGAGATGCCGTCGTTGGCCATGGGGCCGCAGATGTTCTTCTTGGCCATATCGAACAACCTGCCCATTTTCGCGGATCAAGTCAAATACGCGAGAATGGAGTACGAGGCGTTGACGCAAGCCGGGCAGAAGGCTACGCCTGTATGGAAGCAGATTCTCAAATCGCTCTTCTCGTGGCAGACGGCGCTCGCTACCGGCATCATGCTGCTTGTGATGTACGGGAAGGAGATCGGTAACTGGATCTCCGGGTTGTTTGGTGCAACCGATGCGGTTGAACAGAACCGGGAGGCGCTTGAACGGCGCTTGGAGGTGGAAAAGCAGGCCAACGCCGAGGCGCTGAAAACGCAGTTCAATATCCGCGCAACCATGGCGGCCATCGAGCGGTTCAATGGGACGAAGGACGAGGAGAGACGCAAAATTGAGGAACTGAATACGAAGTATGGTGAAACATTCGGATATTACGACACGCTCTCCGAGTGGTATGACACACTCAAAGCGAAGGCGGAGGAGTATGTCCGGGTGATGTTCATGCAGGCGAAAGCCCAGAGCCTCATTTCGGCGGCGGTAAAGGCCGACGAAAAGGTCAAGGAGATCGAGGCTGTCGGCCCGGAAGAGTATCGACCGTTCTTTGGGAAGGGAGGCAAACTCTCCATGTTCTTCGGTGGATCTCGCTTCAATCAATACGGAAGCGATGCTGCCGAAATCGAGTACCGGAAGGCTCTCGACGAACAGAAGAAAATCCGAGACGAAGCGTTGGCCGACGCTGAATTCTATCAGAACAGCATTCAGCGGATTCAGGAAGAGAACGGGATCAACCATGTCGTTGAGGGGTCGGTCAAGGATCTTGAAAACACCATAGCGCTCAAACGGAAAGCCTTGAAGGATCTTACCAATAAGGCCGACTACGATGCTGCGTTGGCGGAAATCAAGGTCTACGAGGACAAGTTGGAAGCTATCACCGGCGGGAAAAAGAAGACGGGAAAGACAGGGGATTCGGACAAATCGAAAGCGCGGTCTCTCGAAAAGTTGTCGGACATGGAACTTGCCGCCCGCCAGCGGGTCGAGGAGCAGGTCGTCGAGTTGATGAAGGAGGGCTACGACAAGCAGCGGGCCGAAGCGGAACTGAACTTTCGGAAAGAGAAACAGCGCATCGACAAAGAGGAGCAGGAGCGGCTTGCTCTGTACGACAAATTGAAGGCCTCCGGCGCCCAGGTGTCTCCGGCTGACCGATTGACGATTACGGCGCAGGCCGCTACACAACGGGTACAGGCTGCGCAGTTGCTGGATAACCAACTGGCGGAGATCGACAAGAAGGAGGAAGAAGACAACCGCAAAAAGCTCGAGAAGCTCCTCGGTCAGTATCAGGACTACGCAGCGCAGCGTGAAGCCATCGAGCGCAAGCATAACACGGCGATTGAGTCGTTGCGTAGTCAGTTGAGTTCGTCGCGGCTTGAAGCGCTCGGCAAGCAGATGACCGGCCAGTTCTCGGGAAATGTGGATTTGCTGGCCCGACCTGTGATCGATGCTGCGAAGTTAGCCGAAAAGGGGTGGAAAGATGCCGGAGAGGGTATTGCTACGGTATTCAGCTCGCAATTCGGTATTGAGGATGCCTCCGGAAAGCAGAGGGAGATTCTTGTGACTCCGATCTTGCCGGATGGAACCGTTTTGTCGGAGGATGAACTGACATCCTACATTGACAATACACTCAATGGGGCCGAAGATATATTGAAGGCCGACACGATGGGGATTGTGATTGCGGTCGATGTGGATCCTGATGGATCGGCCGGCGAGAAACTTCATCGACTGCAGGACGCATACTACTCGCTGAAGCAGGATGTGGAGTCGAATGCTACGTCTGACGATGCAATCACTCGTGCCATACAGGTGGCAGAGGAGACGAAGCGGAAAGACTTGTCAAAGGTGGATGCGGCCGAGGCGTCGGAAGCATTCAAGGACAACGATTTCCTGAAACGATTATTCGGCGACTACTCGTCGATGTCGTTCAAGGCATTGCAGGATCTTATCGCACAGGCCCGGCAGTTGCGGGAGTACCTGTCCGGGAACGGGAGTGCTGAAGGCATCACCTTTATCTCCCCGGAAGATCTTGCAAACATCGAAAAGAGTCCGGCCGACCTCGACAAGTTGCGTAAGGCCCTCGACAAACTTTTGAAGGCCGGTTCGGGTAGTAGCAGCAACAAGTGGGAAGGGATATTCAAGACCTTCGAGAAGGGTCTTGCCAAACTGAAAGGGGCCAAAGACTTCAACGATATATCCGACGCGATCGGATCGATCACCGGTGCGGCATCGAGTGCGGCCGGGGAATTGTCCGACATGTTCGAGGCGATGGGTGACACGCAGACGGCTGATGCAATCGCAGGCGTGCAGCAGGTCTTCGGAGCTGTGTCAAACATCGGACAAGGGTTCGCCAAGGGAGGAATCATCGGCGGTATCGGAGCCGCCATCGGAGAAGCTGCGAATTTTATCGGGCAGGCTTTTGCCGCGGAAGCTCGCCATCAGGAGGCCCTCAAGGAGATCGAGCGGGCAAAACTCGATTTCCAGCGTCAGTACAATCTGGCGTTGCTTGAACAAAACCTGTTGCTTGAGAAGGCGACAAACGTGTTCGGAGAACGGCAGGTCGAGAAGGCGATCAATGCAATCGATGTATTCCGGCAGGCTTATGCGCAGCTTCAGCAGGAAATGGCCGGATCAGCGGCAAAGGGTGCTGAATATGCGGCAATGGCGGGTTCCACCATCGACCGGGTCTTCTATCATGGCCGTCTTTCCAAGGCGGCAGAAGCCTACCGTCAGGGATTGGGGGGCTTATGGGATGCGCAGATTGTCACCGGCCACAAGAAGACAGGGTTGTTCGGATGGGGTAAAGGTAAAGATTTGTACAGCAGTATCCTTGAAGTTTATCCTGAACTGATCGATGCGAACGGGGAACTGGACACGACGATGTTGCAGACGATCCTCGACACGCGCAAGATGTCGGATGAGACTCGGGCCTATCTGGAGAACCTGATCGAGCTGAAGGATGCGATGGACGAAGCAGAGAAGGAGCTGGAAGATTATCTGCAGCAAACCTTCGGATCGTTAGGCGACGGCATTCTCGATTCTATCACTACGGCCCTGGCTGAAGGTGGAAGTGCGCTGGAGAACTTCGCCGACGAGGCTGCCTCCGTTTTGGAGAATCTGGGCGAACAGATCGCCTATTCTCTGTTCTTTGCCGACAAGTTCGACGAACTCGAATCGCAACTGAAGGATGTGTATGGCGGTGAAGGCAGCCCGGAGGATATCGCAAACGAGGCCATGGAGGTGATTGGGGATTTCTACGATGGCATCGGTTCAGACATGAGTGCGGCTCAGGCGTGGCTTGAGGCGTGGCGAGAAAAGGCCGAAGAGATGGGGTTCGATCTCTGGCAGGGGAACGGAACCTCCCAGAGCGGGAAATCCGGAGCCTTCACAACCATGACGCAGGATCAGGGAACGAAACTCGAAGGCTTGTTCACTTCCGGACAGATGCACTGGGCCTCGATCGACGAGAAAATGGACAACGCTGTATCCGGGTTGGGCGGCTGTTTGGATGTGCTGGGCCGGATCGCAACGAACACAAGTGCATTGCCTCTGATGCTGGCACTGCTGCAATCTTTTCAACGGGATGGATTAAAAATGAAATAGCCATGATTCTCGAGGGTTTGCTTACGATCAACGAAATAGATCCTTATGTCGAATACGGGGCCTTTCTGTCCGAGGAGGAACAGGATGGAACGGAGAACTACTCGGCCCTGATGAAGCCGTCTGCAGTCAAGACGCAGAAGGAAGTTTCCTTCCGGGAGCATGACGGCGTGAAACTCCCGGATCGAATCATTCAAAGCCGGGAGGCCCGCGATGTCACGCTCCGGTTCACGATCGGAGCAGCCGATAGAGCGCAGTTCCTCACCCGTTATGCTGGCTTTATTGAGTTCCTGCAGCGGGGAGAGGACGGTTGGCTGGATTTCTACCTTCCGGAACTGGAGAGGCACTTCCGCTTCTTCTATAAGGATTGCCCGGGGTACGACCAACTGACCGACTTTGAGGGTGAGGTGTACGCCTCGTTTACAGTCAAATTCAGAGAGCCGAATCCGGCTTTTTAATGTCGTTCAAACACCATTCAAACACATAAAACATGAAGATAGGGAAAGACAAAATCAAGCATTTCGCCGTGAACTTTGCGGTCGTTCTTGCGCTCGGAGGACCCGGAGTCTGGCTCGCCGCAGGACTTTCGATCGGGAAAGAGTACGGCGATAAGAATGCCACCGGCAACCATTGGTGCTGGTGGGATCTGCTGGCGGATGCCCTTGGCATCGCGGCCGGATATGGTGTGTGTTATTTGATTTGGCTGATATGGAACTGACGATCCATAGCAAGAACCAAGCGCTGAAACTGACGGTGTCGCCGTCGGACAACTCGACGCGCCAGAAGACGCTGATGTCGGATCATGTCCTGAATCTGACGTTCACGACCTTCGAGTGTGTGCGGATCGAGGTGCTCGACTACGTGGACTTTGCTGGCGTTCGGTTCTGGGCCATGGAGGAATACGTTCCCAAAGAGGTGTCGACGGTCGAGTGGGAATACAACTGCAAGTTCTACGGCATCGAGAACCTGATCGGGCAAGCTCTGGTTCTTGAGCTGACCGACGGGAAGAACGACCCTGTTTTTTCGCTGACAGCCCCGGCCCGCGAGCACATGGCGCTTATCGTCGCCAACATCAACCGCAAGCTGGGCGTGACCGACTGGAAGGTCGGAGAGGTGATCTCGACCGAGAACATCACCATCGACTACCAAGGTACCTACTGCGATGAAGCTCTGTCGAAGCTCGCCGATGAAACGGAGAGCGAATTCTGGTTCGATGGCCAGACGGTGAACCTGTGCCGTTGTGAATATGGCGAGGAGATCACGCTCGGCTACGACAATGGCCTGACCAGCCTTGACCGGCAGGCTGCCGACAACATCCAGTTCTTCACCCGGCTGTTCCCGATCGGCAGTTCCCGGAACATCGACCCGGACGAATACGGTTATTCCCGGCTCCAGCTTCCGAGCAAAATGGCCTATGTCGAACAGAATATCGAACAGGGAATTGTTGAGTATTACGAAGAAGAGGCCTTCTCCGGAATTTATCCTCGCCGGGTCGGTACGATCAGCAGCGTGCGGAGCGAGGAGAAAACCGGCGAAGACGGAGATCCGTTTACGATCTACTACTTCAAGGATTCGGAGATCCCGTTCGACCCGAATGACTACGAGCTACCCGGACTGGTCAAACAGGTGACGTTCCAGAGCGGGGAATTGAATGGCCGCGATTTCGAGGTGAACTACGATTCCCGCAAACAGGAGTTCGAGATCATCACGCAATGGCCGTATGATGACGATACGCAGCTTCCCGGAGGAGTGCTCATCCCGAAGGAGGGTGACTCGTATATTCTGTGGAACATCAAGATGCCGGCCGAGTATTATCCGCTGGCCGAGAAGGAGTATGCCGAGGCTGTCGATCTCTATATGCAGAAGCACAACAAAGACCGCTTCGTGTATAAAGGCGGAACGGACTACGTCGATCTTGAGAAGCGTGCTTTGAATATCGACATCGGCCAGCGGGTCCGGCTCGAAAGTGCAAAGTATTTCCCGGCTACCGGCTACCGGTC